GTAATGAAAGTCGAGTGACTTGTGAATGAGTCTCACGGCTTCAATTGGTAATTCTATCTGATAGTAATCATCATTCATCATCCCATCCCCGAACTAAATCTCATGTACTCGATTGCGTTCTTGATCTGATATGTCCGATTCGTAATCTGTTTCAAGATCTCTTCGATGTACTTCAACATTACGTCGTAGTACTCAATCTTCAACGAAACTCCTGAGAGTTTATCATCTGCATCCAGATACTTTTGCATAGTTTCTTTATCCCGAATCTTTTTAGGAAAGGGATTCTCAATGTAAACCTGGGGGTCCGCTTTACCCGCAAAGTACTCATACCGTTCGTGGCGAATGTTCTTTCTTTGTTGTTCTGCTTTCTTCCGAAGAAGCATCAAAGTATTATAGATTTGATAATACTTGGAATGCAGAACAGGTATATTAAGAGACTCAGTATGCAAATTGTCTGGATCAATCTTAGAGTCATTTTCCCACATACCTTGAAGAGTTTCAAGGTCGATCATATCAACAGCAGATTACACCGTCTATATTATACACCGTATACTTGAAATTGACAGTCGCTGTCAAGTATTGGACATCAGTCTGTTGAGAGTCAAACTGAAGAGGTGACAGACTTGAAGGGAACATATCCTTGAATGTTACCTTGAAGTTTGGATTATCTGCAGAGTTATAGATGGCCAAAGTACCATCAGAATAGAGATTCAACATCTGATCATCTTTGGTTACACCAGGATAATTTGTTGGATCTCTTCTCTTTTGCCAGTCGTAGATCTGATCAAGAGATTCAGGGAAACCAAGTCCTCTCATCCAGTTCTGGATTTCGAGATAGTTTGACAGATCCTCATCAACCAAGAAGGTCAATGTGAGATCACCAAAAGTGAGTTTCTCTCCTGCACGAGGAATGTCTGTCAGGTATGTGGCCTGAGTGGCGACACCCAGATCCAACCCAGGCACATTGACTTGATACCCAAAGTAACCAGCCTTAGGTGACTTCACAACAGTGAAATAAAACCCTGTTGGTGACAGATAGTTACGATTTTCTATCTGTCTAAAATCTGGGTACCTGTCACTCATTCTTCAACGACAGTTGCACCAGTCCAACCACCATTTGTACCATCAGGATTAGCCATCAGGTTTGTGGGTGTGGTGGAGTTAGCCCAAGTCTTCTTGTCAGCAGGGTTATCAGACCAGGACTGTGTTCCTGTGTAGTATACAGTTCTACCAGGAATCATGACAGATGGTTTTTGAATGTGAAAAGCCATAGTTCTGTTTTATTAGTATTTATCAACAACCTTTAATTGTCCTGGCTACTTCACCACCAACTGCAGCTCCCATGTCGTTTCCTAACATGACAGCCCAACCACTAGCCAACCATCCAATATAAGGGATACCAGCAACAGCAGGAACAGCGAGACCCGTAGCCAGACTACTACCGACTAGAGCACCGTTTGACTCTCCGCCACCTTCCGCCTTGATGCACTCTTCGGATCTCGCATCGTTCTTTCCCTCTTCAGTTCCCTCACTAGGTGTCCCAGGAACATATTGACGAGTCCTGGTAGTTGTTGTTCTACCACCCACACCAAATACACCGTTTGACGTATCAACATAAGACTCCGAATCAAGAACAGTGGGATCGTGTCCCTTATAATCTACACTATAACTTCCGTCAGGGTTAACGGATACTGTATATGAGGAATAATCACCAACAGGTGGATAGTTGATTTGTGGTGGTTGTATAGGTGTCTTCAATGTGTGTCCGATGAGAGCACCTGCATTTGCAAAACCAACAAATAGAAATAGTCCAACTGAAACTTTCTTTCCCCACCCTGTCTTCTGTGTTGTTGCCATGGTAAGGTTGTAATGACACCTTATTTATCAAAAGGCATAAAAAAAGGACCCCGAAGGGTCCAGAGAAATGTGAAGATGAATCACATGAGGTTCTTAACAGCAACACGTCTGTAGTAACGGTTGGAGTTAACACGGAGACGACCCATGCCCTGGGTAAGACCTTCAGCGAAGGGGTTAGCGACCAGACCATAACGGGTCTTGAAGCCAATCTTGGGCTGGAAGGAGTTCTCTCCGACGGCACGAACCATCTGGAGGGGAACATAAGGACAATAGAACAGACCAGCGTCATAGGGGGAAGTACCCTTATAACCTACGACATAGTACTGGTTACCATTAGCGGCGTTACCAGAGGTCAGGTTAGCCGAATAGGGGTCGATGTAGACCTTGAACTTACCGTTGATGGTACCAGCGAAGGTGTTGCCGGTGTCATCTACGTTCAGGTTAGCGTTGAGGGCGGGAGTGTAATCCAGGATTCCAGCCATCGTCAGGGCCGAAGCCACGTCAGCGGAACACAGGACCATGTTGCCCTTTCCTCTACGAGTTCTTTGTGCGATCGCGTTAGCGTCACGCTCGATTTGGAACAGGAGACCCTTGAACTTCTCAACAGACCAACGACCATTGGAGTCAACGTCCAGGTCGAATACACCAGCGGTGGCTACGTTCTGAGCTGCACCCTGTTCAGCCGTCTTGTAGATAGTACGGATGACTTCTCTGTTGATCTCAGCGAGGATTTCAGTAGAGAGGATGTTAGCCAGTTCGGCCTCGGCGTTCAGGCCGTGGATAGCCTTGAGGTCCTGAGCCAGTTCCAGACTGTACTCAGCCTTCAGTGCTCTGGACTTAGCCGTTACGGTGACTTTCTCGATCGAGAAGGCCATCTGGTTGAAAGCGTCACCACCAGTACCATCAAGGTTCTCGGCGTCGCCTGTCTGCATACCCTGACCGACATCGTAGCCAGTAGAGGAAGCAGTACCAACGGGGTTGAGAGCTGCAGGGTTTGTACCGGATTGAGCCGTGGTACCCAGACCAGCAGCTACGTCGGTCATACCACCAGTCAGGTTGAATCCTGCGTCCTGACCGGAGAATGCGGTATCGACTTCGTCGAAGAATGTTTCGTCACCAGACTGGTTGTTCAGTCTAGATCTCATTGCGAAGATGAGTCCAGTAGGACCGTTCATGGGTTGAACGCCAGCCAGGTCATAAGCAACCAGGTTAGGCATTGCACGTCTGATCAGGGAGATCAGAACGGGGTCGAAACCAGCAACAGGGCCGGAATCGGTAGCGGAACCACTAAAACCAGCGGGATTAGATCCGGCGGAGTTGGTGGGGGCTTCCATCAGGTTGATACCTGAGGAGAAGGCTTGCTCTTCCTTGAGGAATTTCTCTTGGTTCTCAAGCAGGACAGCGGTTACAGCTCTACGATGATTGTCTTTGATAGGATCAAGACCTTCATAATCGAGAAGGGGACTCCACTTTTCCTGCAACTGTTCGGATTGGAACATTTGCTTTTACCTATGTGTTTGTTTTGTTGTTTGAATTAATCTAAAATTCACTTTTTGAAAGCACCCAGTGTTCTGAGATAGGCTTCCATACCGTTGCTCACAGGAGCTTCGGTTGTGTCTACACCCTCAGACAGGGTCTGGGGAGCTTCCGATGTTGAAACGGGAGTTCTGGAGAAGTACGACTCCTTCAGAGTTTCCAGTTTTTCACGATACTCTTCTTCACTTTCAAACTCAACACTTTCAGCGAGTGAAGCGAGCTTCTCTTTCTGAGTGGCTGCGAGGCCTTCAGAAACTACAGACAGAACGGAATCGGCTGTGGACTCAGCGAGTCTCTTATTCAGTCCGATGTTCTTGTCAATCTGCTCATTGAGTTTTGTCTCCATATCATCAAGTTTAGCTACCATGCTCTCAAGTACATCATATTTGTCTTCAGGGATAGTTACATAATGTTCTTCAAAAAGTCCCTTCATTCCAGAAAGGAAGGACTCAGTCATTTCGGTCTTGAGACCATGTTCGATAGCCAATTCGTTCTCGGTCATCCACTCTTCAGCGACGTACTCAAGATACGAATCGACACGCTCGGTCAGAGCTTCCTTGAGACCCTGACGGGCTTCTTCCAGTTTCTGTTCGTACTGGACCTCAAGGGCCTCCTGGATTTCGGTTACTTTAGAACTCAGAGCGGCCTCGAAAACGATCTTAGCCTTTTCTCTGAACTCTTCGGAGAGTTCTTCACCACCGAGGAGAGCGTTGACATCTTCTTCGATATCATACTCTTCGGTAGTCTCGGTAGACTCTTCAGCTTCTGCGACAACCTCTTCCTCTTCCAGAACTTCGTCAGAAGAAACTTCTTCCTCTTCCTTCATTCCTTTCATAGGATCAGCGGCCTTGGCTCCCTTGGTTACAACATCCTTAACGGTCTTGACCTTGGGTTCCTTCAGCTTAGCTGAGTCATCGTCGGGCTTGTAGTTCTCAGGGGTAGGACCACCGAGATCTTCTACTGAAGCCTGTCCAGCGACGGCTCCAGGTGCGAGGTGCTGCATGGGATCACCGGCTTTGGCGTTCGCATTTACAGCAGTTTTGGACTGCTCCATTTCTTGTAAATCTCCACGAGACATTTGAACTTTGCTCCGATTAACCTTATTTAATCTATATTTATTTATAAATTTGATACTTCTGTATTACAACTCACAAGTTGTTCAAGAAGTCATTGAAAAGATCGAGTTTCTTTTCATCAAGTTGTTTTTGATCAACAAAGGTGTTGATCTGTTTGTAGGTTTTTTCCGCGAACTTTTCACGGAGGATGCCACCATCCCAAACCCAATCCTTACCTTCCATAATGCCTTCAACGAAAGCATCAGGTGCAGAAGGATCAGAAACGATGTCAGCTGCAGTTGACAACATGAAGTCGTCACCTACAATATTTACACCTTCTCTTGTTTGCTTGAGGGATCCGATTCCTCTAGAAGAAACGCCCAACTTAACTCCTTCGTTAATGAGGGACTCCGCGATTTTACCCATCGGAGTCGAAAGGATTTTGGCCTTACCGATAAAGTTTGACCCGTTTTCCTTGAGCGAAACAATTTTGTGACTGACGCGATCCAGATTAACAGTTGGGCCATCTGGGTGTCCGAGTTCTCCAAGGGCTCTTCCCGATTGGATGTGATTCTCAGAGTATCTTTGGACTTCTCTTCTCAGAGTTTCCATAGGATACATACGACCATTTCTGTTCTTGAGGTCTCCCTGGAGGAAGATACCTTCAATGAACATACTCTTTTTACCGTTGCGTTCTTCAACGATAAAATCTACTGTTTCGATTTCTTCTCTGATAAGTTTCATTGGATTAAGCTGTGTAACCTACATTAGCACCAAGGACACCTGCATTAGCTGCAAAGATGACCTGATTTGGCTTCTTCTCCAAGTACTCAACTGACCCAGCTGGCATAGTCATAGAACCGATACCAGCTCCACTCTGTTCCTCAAGAAGAGTCACTTTGTGAGCGTCGGTATGGGTATTTACGAGACGAACCACAGTAGCTTGAGTAAAACTAGTAGCGGTTCCAGCACTTGTGGGACATGCGATTTCAGCCCCTACTAGTAATGTTCTGGCCATTTTTATACCTAGTGTATGATTTTATTTATTCAGACTCAGCGTCCAGGTCCACATCTGTATCAAACTCAGCCTCTGTTTCGGCTTGAGGATTGTCCAGATCTACATCTGCACCATCATCAAAGATGGATGCTGCGACTTGTGGTCTAACATTTTGAATCTTTTCAGCAGTTCTTGAGAACAACTGGTCTTTGATTGCGTCACTTACTGCTGAAGGTGATTCATCCTTCACCAGCAAATCCATCAGTTCATCCATGTCCATAGGTTAGATTTCCTCTATTTAGATCTCTCCCCCGGCGGGGGATTCTGCAGGTTCGGGTGCCTCAGGATCCAAGGGTGCCGAGCCACGAGTTGGTGGTGGTGGAGTGCCACCTCCCATCGCTGGATCACCTCCAGCCATTGGGTCCACAGCCTGCATAGCTGGGTCTGGTAGTGCACCAGATTCGATCTCCTTTTCAATAAGCTCATCTTGTTCGATAATCTCCTCGTCGGTCTGACGGAGAACGTGTCTTCTAACGTAGTCGTTAGAGTAATACTTACCGACATATTGTTGTGTCTGTTCTGCCAGTGTCAGTCTTTCTCTCAAAAGTTCTGCATCTTTCAGTTCAGAGAAGTGATTGTCATACAGGAAGTCATATTGGATATGATCACTCATGTACTCCCAATCTTCAGGAGTGATGATATTCTTCAGAATCAACTGAGTTTTGAGCATATCACTGAACATCTCAGAGAATCTCTTTCTCATTCTTCCAACAAACTTGGAGAACTTGACTTCATCTCTCAGGATTTCAGAGGAACGACCCAGTGAGAAACCACCTTCACCTTGAAGTCTGGTCTCAGGAACGTTCAGTGCTCTATAAAGTTTCTTCTGGAAATAATTGATATCAGTGATTTCACCAAGGTTCTGACCACCAGGAAGTGTGGTAATTTCTGTACCACGACCACCTTCACGACGAGGAAGCCAGAAGTCCTCCATCATCGACATGAATTTCTTGTCATCACGAATCTCACCAGTGTTGGCATCATAGACAAGTTTGTTTCTATAACGCTGCATCACGTCACGAAGGTATTGTTCTGCCTTCATCTTGGGCAGATTACCAACGTCAATGTAGAAGATTCTACGTTCTGGTGCTCTGGACAGACGATAAATGACGAGGGAATCCTCAATCATCATCAACTGGTTCAGAGGTTTGATGGCTTTATGAAGCCAAGAAAGTGTTGATCCCTTGTTTCTATCAACCAAACCAGAGGTACAATAGGTGATAGAATCACGAGTCATCTTGATTCCCTTGGTGGGACCACCACCATACTGGTTATTTCCACCAGGAGTATAGATGAAATACTCCTCCAGTTCAGGGAAATTATATGCTGCTGGGTTATCTTTTTCGGGTCTAGCAGTAATTCCGTTATTGTTTTGTTTCTTGACCTGACGGATATACTTCATCTTTGCAGAGTCAATATATCTCAGTTCTTGAATACCATCAGAGGGATTCTTCTGATCAATAACTTTGTTATAGTAGAGTCTTCCATCGATATACCAGTTACGGAAGATCTCATGAGCCTTCTTGTCAAAGTCAAGAAGCTCAAGAATATATCTGAATTCGTCTCTGATTTTCTTCTTGATACCATCACTGGCATTCAAGTTAGAGAGTTCAATACTTACAGGACTATCGTTACTATCAGCAACAATAGCTTCATTTACGATATCTTCGATTGCACTATCACACTCGGGATACAGAGCCATTGATCTGTATCTACGAATGAGTTCGTTTTCGTTACGATATACACCTTCAATATCTACATAGCTACCAAAAAACCCCGAACTGATGTAGCTCTCGTTCCCATCGTTTTTATTAGGTGGGACCGGGGATACTACGCCAGGCGGAGTCTTTTCGGTATCTTCAATTGAGAATCCAAATAGTCTCGCCATTATTAGGTAACTAAAAACTTCCGTTGTTAGTTATTTATGACGAGACTAAGATTGAATTTTACTGGATCGTACCAGCCTGATCGTCAGAAGCGGCCGATTCCTCAGCTTCACCGATGGTGAAGTACTGAACCTGGAACTCAACCTGGAATTCTTCGATCTGATTTGTGGTATCGTAGCTCAGGTCGATAGCCGATACCTGGGTGGGGAAGATGTCATAGAACTTGTAAGTTCTCAGGACAGAAGATTCTCCACCACTGTTCTCTTCAGCGAACCTCGTGGATCCACGACCAAGTTGCTTAACATAAGCGTTGGTCATGTAAGAAGTGGGGTTGGTAACACCAGTTGCGTCGTTCAGTTTGGACAACTTGTTCATCCAAGCTTCAAACGAAGTTCTCAGACCGAAGTCCTCATCATTGATGATGGTAACGGTCCAAGGATCGAAGGTTCTGTCTCCAGCGACCTTCAGTTCTCTACCTCTGAAAGGTACATTGACGGATGCGATGGTGGATGCGGGAAGTTGAGCTGCCTTACACAGGAAGCTGAACTTGGTGTTTGATTCGTTTTCACCTTCTCCCCAGAACTCCTCAGCAGCTGCTGGGAAGGAAGGAAGGGTAACTTCAAACAGATTATTACGGGCTCCACCGCCCGCTAATCTGGATTTGAAGTTAGTGAGTGTCTTTGTTACTGCCATTGTTAGGGTTCCTCCGTTATTGTGTTAGTATCGATCAAACAGTACCAACAACTTCTTCAAACGCAACACCAGTTCTGGTGGCTACGAATGTCAGAGTGATGTAGTTGATAGACTTGGTAGGCTTCAAGTAGATATCAGCTCTGAATTCATTGTTGTCAATGATGTCAGGAGTGTTGTTTGTTTCGTCACAAACAACCAAGAATCCGTAGATACCTCTCTTAGACTCAACGTCTCTCAGGTAAGGTTCAACGATGTTAACGAAATTGGATCTCGTTACAGAATCGTTGAGTTCAAACAGTTGAGCGTTTGCTGCTCCTTCCAAAGCTTGTTCAACTGTGAGGAACAGTCGTCTGACGTTGATTCTATCGAAGGCGGAAGCGTAAGCCAGTGCCGTCTTATCACCGAACAGGATGATACCCGATCCTCTTTGGTTGATGATCGAGTTAACTCTTGCTCCGTACAGTACGTCTCTCTGTGCCTTAGTTGGGTTGTAGGCCATCTTAACAGCGTTGTTCAGAGTACCTCTGGACAAACCTGCGGGAGAGAACCAAGGATAAGCTTCAATCGAAGTTCTTACCATCAAACCAGCCACGTCAGCGTTGGTAGGAAGATAACGGAACTCGTTATTGAATCTATCGTAAGTGTACTTGTAACCAGTATCAAAGACAGCGTAAGAGGAAGAACTCAGAGAAGAGTAGTACCTCAGAATGTTGTCTGTGATTGTGTCAGTGTTATTAACACCAACAACGTTTGCTCTATGTGGAGAGATTGTAGCCATACAATCCTTTCTTCCCTCAGCCAGGGAGATCAGGAGGTTAGCCTTAGCCTGTGTCTCTGACTCAGTGGTCAGACCAGGTCCCATGATCAGGTAATCAACTTCAATCTCATCCTTATTGGTGAACAATCTGTAAGATGTGTTCAGATCACCAAGTGTGGCGGCCATACCACCACCAGCTTGATAGTCAACACCACCAGCCAGTCCGTAAGTGACGTTACCAATGGAGGAGAAGTCAACACCCTGTGCGTCTTGTCCCCAGAGACCAGCTCCAGTTGTGTTAGCTACATATCCGGTGGAGAATCCGTTAGCCAGAGGCTCTGTACCATGAATGGTATCAGCGGCTGTCGAAGGGTTGTATCCAGCGTAGACGTACTTGGAGTTCAGTGCCAGATAATCCTTATAGTAGACCTTAGTAGGATTGTCAGCATCAGCTGTAGCGTCCTTGGCCTTAGAAAGGTTACCGAACTTCTCAAGGATGTTACCTTGAATACCAGTTACACTACCCTTGTCATCAACAACCACAACGTGGAGTGTGTCGTTACGACCACTTCTCGAAGAGGAGTAGTTATTGTCAAGAGGCTTGGGAGCGATAGACTTCCAATATACTGTCGAGTTGGTCAGACCAAGTGTCTGTTGCTCGTACCAGTCTTGTTGACTTGTGACAGCTGTGACAGTTTGGTTACCTGTGTTAATACCAGCGTTATTAACAAAGAAGATTCCGTCAGAAGCTTCGATCGACAGTGCGGGGTTTGCCTGTTGATAGTTTTTCTCTGTTTCAGTACCAGCTGCAGATACCTGTGATACAATCTTAACGTCGATTGTGGAGTTACCGTTTACAGCGTCAGTCGAAACACCAGTGATGATACCCTTCAGATATCCAGTGAATCCTGTAGTGGATCCAGCACCAGGGATGACGACATCTGCCAGAGCACTGGTAACACCGTGACCAACAATAGCACCAGCGGCACCAGGGTTAGTAGTGTTGATACCCAGGATTTGGTCAGCTGCGTTATCGATCACACAAACCTTGAGGTCATTGCCCCAAGAACCAGGGTTTCTGGCGGCGTATGTGAAGGATGTGTCGTTCAGATGATTCTCTTCGTAATCATCATAGTTGTCAATTCTGATTGTGGTCGAGGTTGCACCAACACCAGCGTTGGCGTTGTTCAGTGAACCACCACCTGTTCTAGCTACCTTCAGAACTCCACCATAGCTCAAGAAAGAGCTTGCAGACATCCAGTACTCATACTGTCTATCAGTCGAAAGGGGCTTACCGAAGGTGTTGATGAGCTCTTGCTCGGTCTCGATGGTGATGGGATCATCGACAGGTCCGATGGCGAAAGGACCAGCGATAGCACCGATGTTATCAAGAACGTTTTCAGCTCTTCCTACTGTTAGATCAACTTCCCTGATAAGTACACCAGGAGATAATTGAGGAGTAGCCATTTGTTTCTCCTTAGTTCTCAGTTTTACCTGAAAATATTTATTGTTTTAGGTGTTTTAAGAGGGAAAACAATGGGAAAACTACCAATCTGGATAGTAATTATCTGGTGACCTATCTTTCATCTTTCTTCTTCTCAGAACTCTCTTTACTGAACAGACCTTGCACTCATAAGAGTATGATGATGGTGTCATACCAGGCCCCTTTTTGTAGAAACCATCAATCAAATTCTTAACTTTACCACAAGTCCTGCACTTCCTATCCGTCAGGAAGAGAGGACCTAGTGATAGCTGATCGTCTAGATCCATTACCAAGAGTTCCACATGTAATCCATACCACCAGCGGTGCTACCGTATGGATCATTGGCGACTGACCACCTGTCACCCTCATTATCTACAAAGCTAGAATTATCCAACCCATCATCAATAAAACCAAATGGAGCCATGTCTTGTTCGATTTGATTTTTCTGTTCTTCATAAAGTCTTTTACGGACATCTTGATCTGTAAGTTCTTTGAAGTAATCCTGGGCGACTAACCAGGCGTAGATAACAAGACACATAGCCAGGTCATCATTACAACCTTCCTCAGCCTCAAACGAGTTGGACTTAGAGATGAAGGTGGTCAGTTCTGATATGATGTCATAGTCACAGAATATCAGCTTATCCTCCTCAATCATAGTCTTGAGGTTTAAAGATCCAACTTTCTTCACAGTCTTTGACATCTTGACACCAAGTTGGGTCTTGTTCCCTGAGAAACCCTGACCAACGATCTGACCAGCACGACCTCTCATTGAACACATCAGAAGGTTCTGATACTCAAGGTCATATTGAAGGATGGCAGCAACTTGGTCTCCAACATCATTCACCTCACAGAGAATGAATGCATTGTTGTAGTTCTGTGCAACCTGATAGATGATACTAGGGAACAACATCGGTTTAATCGTGTTGTCCCTGTATTTGGCTACAACCTTGTGTGGGAATGACGTTATGTCAACCACAACAAAAGCACTGTAGTCACCACCAACCCCACGTGCAACATCAACAGTAATAGCGTAATCGTGTTTGTTTCTAACCCTTTCATAGACATCTAGACTGGCGTTGGATTCGATGGCCTTCTCGAAGACCAGAGCCTTTAGTTTAGAGGGTGCAATCAAAGTGTCAACCGATCCAAGGAACTCACACTCGAACTCAATCTTAAATTGTTGTTCTGAGGTGTTTGCAATGGTCTGTTCTTTCCAGACAGCATCCCTACCAGGGACCTCCGACCAGTGAACATCAGTTGGTACATATTCGTTTCGATTCTTCTCCGCATCAGTCCACATACGGTAGAAGTGATTCATACCGTGAGGTGTGGAGACGATAATTACTTTCGTGGATTTACCAGAAGTAATAGTAGGATATACAGAGGCAAAGAACGCGTCAGCAATATGGTTAGGGACAAAGGCAAACTCGTCCAGAAATAGAATGTTGAAAGACATTCCTCGGACAGCTGATGCAGATGTTGATGCTGCGAGTATCTTTGATCCGTTCTCCAGTTCGATGTTTCCTTTATTCCAGACCAGAATGCCTTGTTGCATCCACTTAGGAAGGTTTTCATATGCAGTTGCCAAACGAGCCAACAATTCTCTGGCAGTCGTAGCCTTGTTTGCCAGTATACCTATATTTACACTGTCATTGAAAATGGCATAGTGAAGTAGATACGACACACATGTGGTTGACTTACCAGTCTGTCGAGGCATCTTACAGATGTTGAATCTGTTATTATGAAAATTATTGATTAACTTCTCTTGGAAGTCGTATGTCTTGAATGGTTGAAGACCGTGATCAAGAGTCACGATCTTTACATAGTTTTGAGCAAAGTATACGGGATCTTCCCTACACTTTAGATACTCTTCAATTTGTTCTTGGGTAAACTCAATCTTTGTATTGGCCTTCTTCAGAAGGGGATTACCCAAATAAACATCATTACTCATAAGTTACTCAGCAATTCCAACGACGACGGGCAGCCTTACCTCTTTCACCTGTCCAACCACGACTACGAGCACAGAAGCTCTTACGTCTGTTGGCTGCCTTTGAACCAGGCTTCAGTTTAGAGGGAGGTGTGGTGACAGCCGTCTGCAGTTTTGAACCAGGGTTCTGACGACGATACTTCTCAACACCTTTCTGGGTCAAACCAGCACCACTCTCAGTAGATCTTTTATGACCACCTTTCTGGGTCATACCCTCCATACCCTTGCCTTCAAGGATTTCAGATCTCCAGTCGGAGTGATAGGATTCCTTTACGGGACAGACACAAGGTGATTGACCACAAACTTCACAGACTGACTCGTGGACAGTCTCCTCACCCACATTGATGTAGGGATCATCATAATCAACAATAGAGTGAGAGTAGGATCTCAACTGAGAACCAGGATACATCTTATCCAGAGCGTCTGCCACCTTCTGTCTATTGGGTACAGAGAGTTCAGGGAAGAACAACTTCACCATCATCATCTTACCTCTCCAACCAAAGATGACTTGGTACATGTTACCAGTCTGGACTTTAGTTCTTACGGCCTCATCAACCTGTCCACCCTTGATGGGTTCGGCTTTGATGATATCTACAGTTTCAATCTCACGGGGTTTGAAGTCATCTTTGTCTTGGACAAGGATACCACCAGTGACTTCCTCTTTCTTGACACAGTTTGGATATCTCTTTCCAAACATTGTCTTCATACCTTTCTTCTCATAACCCTTCCAACACTTCTCATCAATGACCTCAACTTCAATACCAGCCTTTCTCATGGCATTGATTTGAACATCAGTGAATTCAGGGAGAGCCATGAACTCTTCGTTCTTGGAGGAGTTACCCCAGTTGGCGGCACCAACCTTACGACATTTGACTAATGCACCAGATGCATAAGCCGAAGGCCACACAGAGTAACGGGACTTGACCTTGTGGTAACAGGCGTCCTTAGAACCTGAACCCTTACCCTTCTTGTCCTTGGCCTCGTTGATGTCCATGTCCTCTTTCCTTACTTTACGATCAGTTTTAACCATGGTGGGTTTAGCTGCTCCAGACTTCTGTTGTTGTCCTGGATCTTCTCTTCTCTTAGCCGCAGCTGCTGCCTTTCTCTCTTTCTTCGACATAGAGGCTCTCTTAGCCGAAGACACACACTTGGGGACTCCCTCACCAGGTTTGTCACTTGCACAGGAATCACCTGTCACAACATTGACCCAACCCTTCTTACCATCCTTGGATTTGGACTTACCAAACCAATCCCTAAGTCCCTCTTCGTTAATCATTTCACACAAGAGTTTTTATTATTTATGTCATGACTGTTCTATTGACATTGAATGTAGTAGAGTCGGCCGTGGTTGGTGTGGCTCTCAGTCTGATAGTACTTCCACTGATGTCAGCGTCAAATGTGGCCAGTGAGTTACCACTCTTGACAGTTCCAAATTCACTGAGATATACACTAGTTCCGTCATGAACAAGGTTGATAGTAGTGAGGTGAACTGCAGTGCCTCTTGAACACTCAATTTCATAGACAACGGCTTTGTTGGTTGTAGATACTGTATCAATGTTAGTTGTGGATGTGGATGTAGTAGTCGTAGAACCAGCTGGAGATGTACCAGTCTCGATGAGTGTTCTGTCCTTCTTAAACACAGTGGAGTCACTGGATGAAGGATATGCCAGAAGTCTCACATTACCTGAGTTGATATCTGCCGAATAAGTCGCAATACCAGGGCCAGTTGATACGGTACCAAACTCAGTGATGAATGTGGTAGTTCCGTTGTGAATGACCTTGAATTGTGTAAGTTCAACGTCACCACCTCTGGTGGCCTGAATGTGGTAGATACCTGTACTGTATGTTGAAGACGAGAAGGTATCAATACTTGTCTCGTTCGTTGTTGTTGTGGTTGTTACACCAGTTGGGAGACTTTGATCTGCGAACGACAGGTTACCAGAGCCATCAGTGACAAGGACTTGATTAGCCGTGCCGTCTGATGTTGGATATGTCAATCCACCAGCTACCAGTCCTCCACTGATAGTAACACCATTGCCAGTTGTCTCAAATTTCTTGGTGTTATTGTGATAAAGTTCTTGACCACCACCGGAGTTGAACTCTGCAGATTTCTTACTACCAGCCAGGTTTGTGAGCTCAATAGTACCAGATCTCAGTCTGAGATTACCCGTACCAGCGTCGTCGATATAACTGTGATTTCCACCGTGATAGATCTGAAGGTCATCACCAGTACCAAGATTAATTTTCTGACCGTCTGGTACTTTGATGCCAGATCTTGCCGTTACAACACCGATGGAATCTACATTAGTTACATCCTCATATGTCAGAGTTCCACCGATTGAAATGTTACCACTGACACTGAAGTCACCAGTTACACTGTTAGTGATGAAACCAGCACCATTCACCAACTGGTTAGTATTAACAAATGATGTAGTGATATAACCAGCACCATTGGTAATGGCGTTGTTATTCAGGGAGATGTTTGATGTACCATCAAAACTGACACCTGCAATTGTTCTTGCAGTTGCCAGTGCAGTAGCGGTGGCTGCGTTTCCTGAGGTGTCCTGATTACCTGTGGCGTTTACACCAGGAAGGTTGATGTTACCAGTACCATCAAAACTGACACCACCAAGTGTCCTAGCAGTTGCAAGTCTGGTAGCCGTATCAGCGTTACCAGTTACATCACCAGTCAAATCACCCGTGATACCACCAGTAATATTAGCACCACCACCACTTACGGTAAGACCACCAGAGGTAACTCTGACACCAGTTCTTGCTGTGATAAGACCAACCGAATCGATACTGGTTACATCTTCATAAGTCAGAGTTCCAGCAATTGATACATTACCAGTTGCTGTGATATCTGTAACAGTGATACTTGGAGAACCACTCAATCCAGCAGCAGTTCCTGAAGTATTTTGATTACCTGCGGCATTTACACCAGGGAGGTTGATATCAGCGGTTCCATTGAAAGAAACACCACCAATGTTTCTTGCGGTTTCAAGTGCAGTGGCGGTGGCTGCATTTCCAGAAGTATCTTGATTACCAGAGGCATTAACACCAGGA